ATTTACCACTACGCATAATAATCATTCATGTACATTCTCGAGCCAGCGCTCCAAGTAGTGATTATAGGATTTTCCTGGCCAAGGACAATTCGTATATCTTCGCATATAATCTTTCATATGTGACGTTTCTATTTCAAAACGTTTGCGACCATAATGAAACCACTCTTGACAAGCAGTTTCAACATTAATAATAAATTGTTGTTCGACCGAAACTCCAAATGCTGGCTTTTTAATCCAAAGTAACATACCATGTATTGATTCTACAGCCAGCGGAGCTCTAACAAGAGAGCCATCAGGAACAAATCTTCGACAAAGAAAAGAAACATCTTTTTCTTCAAGAAATGGTTTGTCTACAAGACCTTTAGTTGGTGTGGTATAATCCATACCAAAAACGTCATATATAAACTGTTTTAGAAAAACCATATCAAAATATTTAGCATATTTCCGTGCAATTTTCCAGATGTTATCATCTCCATATATCTCAAAAGGAAGAATCTTCTTTCTATCAGCGTAGGCAAATTCGGGATCATCTTGTTCATGCTTAGCCTGCTGATAATAAATTGCGGCATTCAATATAACAACACCAACAAAAGAATTAAGAAACCCAGTCAACCATCCACCAGAGGAATTAAAATAGTCCATCCAGAAGACAGTGTCAAGAATAACAAGCAGTGGAGCAAGAGCTGATTCACAAACAGCTCGTATACAATTATCTTCAAATGACCCGGTTGGGAACTTATAAAAGGGAGCACAAGCCTCACCTAACATCCAACCAAACCAAGGATTTTCAGACGTATCGTAATTTCCAAAGTCACCACCACCCCATTCTCCATCAAAAGCTTCAAATTTTTTGAAAATATTCTTCCAATCATGACCATGTATATTTGTTCCAATAGCAACATCTGCTGAAGAACGACATCGTTTCATTTCCATAACGAGACCGCCCATCCACTTTATAGTCCAGAGAAGATGAGAGAGAGATCCGCCACAAAAAAGTCGCGTTTTGCCGAGAGCAACACGATCAAGATCACGAGTTTCGTCTTTGAGACACCCAAAGACAACATTTTTAGGCTTTTCACCTCTACGAACGGCGTTATCAAGATCATCGACTAACATACGCAAAAGAGGATGAATCCACTTCTTATCAGGGTCAAGCACATCACGACGAGACTTAAAGCCAAGACACTCCATATCATACCCAACAGCAGTTGTAAGGTCTATACCTTGCCAAACTCCAGGAATACCAAAAGCAGCTTCCTCAAGTGTCCATGGGCGAATATTCTTGTGATTCATATTTATTGGGAAAAACCCAGCAAGAAGTTTATGAGAGTTATGTTTCATAAGATCCATCATCCATCTAGGAAAAGGACGAGCAGGAGAAGAACCTAACTTTTGCATAGCAAGCAGAAGAGGATGAAGTGTATATTTCTCATAAGGTGTCTCCATATAAGTAACATCAAGGAGAGCAGGCATGGAAGTAAGAGGATACATATGATCATGATCAGTATCACCCTGTGCAGGAGAAGGAATAATGTTAGTCTTATTTGGTATGATTTTCTTCTTCTTAAGCTTTCCCATATACATGTACTTACCATTATGAAAATGTGTATGCGATTCAGTACAACCCTCTAACTGGTTTTGTATATAACGGGGAACAAAAGCATGTTGAGAAACATAAGAACCAGAAGATTGTGTAGGCCAATCAGAGGCAAAAATAGGAGCAAAATAAGAATTTGAACCAGACCTTCCAACATGAATACCGACAATTCGGTACACGCCAGTGGAATCTTTTTGTGTATAAATCTCACCACAATCACCATATTCTCCTAATCCACCAGCCATAATATAATAATTATCTAAATCAAGATCTTGACCAGCCTTATTGGAGGTAATATGTTCCATACCAATAACAACATCATTTCTTCGAATACGC